AGAGCAACCTGCATGGGAACCTGGCTCAGATCATTCAATAGGATATTCCAGGGAAGGGCAAAACTCTATTGTAAGGGAAATAATGCATAGAATAGAAAGGGCGAAAAATGGCTGAAGAACAACAAGAGCAACAAGAAGAAAATTTAATGGAGTCTGTAAAAGTAGAAGAAGTATCTACAGAAGAAGAGAATAATGCAGTAGAAAAAAATTCTATGGCACACATGGAGCCTAAAGAAGATGAGCTAAAACCTGAAGAAATAGAGGATTTAGAGAAACCAGATTGGATGCCTAAGAAATTTTGGGACAACAAAGAAGGTCCAGATGTAGAAAGTCTTAGCAAAAGTTATGCGGATTTAGAAAAGAAATTTAGCCAGGGCAAACATAAAGTACCTGAGAAATATGATACAAGCGCATTTGAAGACTCTAATATTGCCGATGATGATCCTGTAATGAAAGTGTATACAGATTGGGCTAAGGAAGCGAAAATATCACAAGCGCATTTTGAAAGCTTAGTAAAAAAAGTAGCAGATTTAAATGATCCAGTAGAAGATACAACAGTATCCGTACAAGAAGAAAAACAAAAACTAGGAACTAATGCTGATGAAATTATTAGCTCTAATGTGAATTGGGGAAGAAGTTTAGTACGAGATGGTGTATTTTCTGAAAATGATTATGAGCAGCTTACTGTTTTAGGGGGTACAGCTGAAGGCCAATTAACCATACGTAAGTTACGAACACTAGCTGGTGAGAAAGACATCCCTATTCAATCCACACCAATATTAGGCGATGAAACACCAGAAGATTTGGAAGCTATGGTCCAAACAGAAAAATATCATACTGATCCTATTTACCGTAGAGAAGTAGAAAAGAAATTCGAGAAAATGTTTAATGGCTAGAAATTACCGTCAAGAATACGACAGCTACCACAGCTCCCCAAAGCAAAAGAAGAACCGTGCTAGTCGTAATGCTGCAAGACGTAAAATGGGTAAACGCTTAATGGGAAGTGCAAATAAAGACGTACATCACAAAGACGGCAACCCACGAAACAACGCATCAAGTAACTTGGCGGTAGTATCTAAAAAATATAATCGTAGTAAAAAATAACTGTATAAAAACCCATAGTATCTTTTAGAGTTGCAATAATATTATTTTTGATTTACTCTACAAAAGATTGATAACCCTTTTAGGGCCGATCTGGTGTAAGGAAACTTACCGTTAAAATGCAGCGTATGCATAGCCAGGCCGAAGGATCATTCCTCCGATAACCATAAGGCGATTTTTTTTAATTGTTTAGGAGGACATATAATGTCAACAAATCTTAGTCCAGCCTTCGAAACGATGTTCAATTCGGAAGTACACCATGCTTACCAATCAAATCGTACATTAGACGGTGTATGCCGAATGAAGAACGGAGTCGTAGGCTCAACATATAAGTGGCCAAAATTGGCAGCTGGAGTTGCAACTGAAAGAACTCCGCAAACCGATGTTACGCCATTAAATACGGCTTTTTCTCAAGTTTCCGTAACTCTTGCGGATTGGTCGGCTTCAGAATATTCTGATATTTTCAACAATGCTAAAGTAAGCTTTGAAGAAAGAAACGAACTAGCAACTGTAGTTGGTTCAGCAATAGGAAGACGCTACGATCAAATAATAATTGATGCGGTTATAGCAGCTACAGCTGGAACAACGGTAGCAAATACTGTTGTAACAAGTGGTTCTGCTGGAGCGTCTAATCTTAATGTAGGTAAGTTAATTGCAGCAAAAAAGGCAATGGATGCTGCGAACGTGCCTAGCTCAGATAGACACCTTGTTTGTCACGCTAATAACCTCGCTGGGCTATTAGGTGATGAAAGAGCTGTAAGTTCTGATTATAATAGTATCAGAGCGTTAAGCCAGGGCCAAATATCAAGTTATTTAGGCTTTACCTTCCATGTACTTGGTACAAGAAGCGAAGGCGGAGTACCAGTCGATGGCTCTTCAGATCGTACTGTTATAGCTTTTCATAAATCTGCTGTAGGGTGTGCCGTTGGTATCAATCCTAGAACAGAAATTAATTATGTCGCAGAAAAAACTTCTTGGCTAGTAACAACCATGATGAGTATGGGTTCTGTAGCTATAGATTCTGACGGCATCGTAGATATAACTTGTAGGGAGTAGTAAATATGGCGTTTTCAAGAGCAGGATGGGGACCATTAGGCGGACAATCTCAAAAGGGATCAGTTCCAGTTATGTGGTCTTACACAAGCACAGATGCCAAGACAGCTATTGATGCTTCTGGGTATTTTAATGATGTGAGTGATGATGTTAGCGTTGGCGACATTATTTATTCATGGGCTTCAACTGGCGGTACAGCTACAGCTTCATGGCATGTAGTCGTATCTAACGCAAGTGGAGTGGTCGATGTGGGTGATGGCGTAACAATAGCCGTAACTGACTCTGACTAAAAATAATATTAACGGAGGGGTTTTCGGATCTCTCCGTTTTATAAGGAATGAATTATGGCAGCAGGAGATACCGATGTAAGTATATGTAATGCAGCCTTAGCATTATTAGGAGCTGAAGGTTTATCATCTCTAAGCGATGGATCAGCTCAGGCCAATATTTGCTCCACGTTGTATCCTAAAGTAAAACAAACAACTCTAGGAATGTATCGTTGGAGTTTTACTATTAAAAAAGCACAATTAGCGCAGGATAACACTACACCTGTAAGCGAATGGACCTACCAATATTCTTTACCTAATGATATTTTAAACAATGTGCCTTTAGCAGCGTACACATCTAATACTCATGGAAATTCTATATTTAAAGATTGGGAAATTAATATGGGTACTGATGGCACAGCCAAGCTAATGACGGAAAGCCAAACAGTATATATTGATTATCAAAGAGTTTTAGAAGAAGACCTTATGCCTGTATATTTTACGCAGCTTTTAATATATCAATGTGCCTGGCATTTAGCAGAACCTATTACAGACCAAATAACAAAAACAGATTTCTGGCGTACTATTGCATTAGGCGCACCATCCGAAAACAACCGAGGAGGATATTTTAGAACATCAATTAGTATGGATTCACAAGGCAGCAATCAGAATACCATAATTAATGATTACTCACTTACGGATATTCGATGAGCAGATTAACACAAATACAAAGTAATTTTTCTGTAGGGGAACTTGATCCTTTAATACGCAGTCGTATTGATCTACAGCAATATTATAATGGATTAGAAAAAGCGCAAAATGTTGTAGTGCAGCCTCAAGGCGGTATGACTAGACGGCCTGGTTTACGATTTATAGCAGAGCTTCCTTCGGCTGGCGCACCGCAAAATGGAACAAAATTAATACCGTTTCGTTATTCTACAGAACAAAGTTATATGCTGGCTTTTATAAATAATCGTATGTACGTTTTTAAAGACCAGGTATTAGTTACTGGTATAAATGGCGGTAGTGATGATTTTTTAACAACAACAATAGGAAGTGCTAATTTATCAACATTATTTTATACACAAAACGCTTCTGTATTAATTTTAGTGCAAGAAGATATGGCTCCTAAAATTATTCAACGTGGTGCCAATCATGTTACCTGGACAGTTAGCGATATTACTTTTGACAGTATTCCTAAAGCTCGATTTAGTGCAGCAACCTATACGCCACAAGGAACTTTAAACCCTAGTGGTACGGATGGTAATATTACATTAACGCATGGGTTTAGTACGGAAACAGGAACAGCTCAAGCTGGTGGAGCTACAACTATAACATTAGCGTCTGGTGAAAATACTAACGATGATTTTTATAACGGATTATTTATTGAAATAACATCTGGTACTGGTAATGGCCAAGTTAATTTTATAACCGATTATGTAGGCAGCACTAAAGTAGCAACGGTACAAAATACTTGGACCACTAACCCAGCTAGTGATTCTGCTTATAGTATTTCTGGTTTTAAATCGTTAGCCGTAGGACAATATTTTCAAGATGGAACTAATTTTGGCCGAGCAAGAGTTGTTAAGGTAAATAGCAATACGGAAGCTGAAGCTACTGTTGAAATACCTTTTTTTGATAGCAATACATTAGCACAAGGCGATTGGAGTTTAGATGCGTATTACGAACCAGCCTGGTCAACAACAAGAGGATGGCCACGTAGCTGTACGTTCCATGAAGGGCGTTTATATATGGGTGGATCTAAATCTTTAGTAAATACGTTATGGGGTTCTAAAGTTGGATTGATTTATGAATTTTTTCCTACAGAAAGTTTAGCCGATGATGCTTTAGCTGCTGAACTTGATACCGATCAGGTCAATCCTATTGTTGCTTTACGTTCTGGTAGAGATTTACAAATATTTACCGATAGCGCAGAGTTTTTTGTGCCACAAGCAGATTTAGATCCTATTACACCATCAAATATAGTTGTAAAATCATCTTCAAGGCGTGGAATGAAACATGGTATTAGACCTGCTGCTGCGGAAAGCGGAACTTTGTTTATACAACGATCAGGCCGAGCTTTACGAGAATTTAGTTTTTCCGATAGCGAATTAAGTTATGTATCTACTAATATATCTTTGCTAAGTTCACATCTTATTATTAATCCGCAAGATATGGCATTACGGCCCTCCTCTTCTACTGATGAAGGCGATTTGTTATTAGTTGTTAATGGTACTGCTACAGCAGATACAAGAGGTATTTCTGCGGAACTACAAGGCGGAATAGCAGCCTATACATTATTACGAGCGCAAAATGTTGTTGCTCCTGCTAGGTGGATAACCGATGGCACTTTTTTAAATGTAGCAACTGATGTTGATGATGTTTATGTTGTTGTAAAACGAACATTAAGTAGTGGTGCTAAATAT